CGGTATGTCGTAACGCACACGAAGATTCACACTGCACCGTTTACGACCACTCAGCCCCGCTTGTCCGTCATCCTCTGCGAGCGTCTCAAGTTCATAGTCAAAATAGCGTGTTGAGTGCGGGCGCATCTCCAAAGGAGGAACCAAGCCCGAAGCCGGATCATGGTTTACAAATCCATGATGCGTATCTGTCTTTGGCGTCAAGCTTTGAATCATGCTTGTAAGCTGTTCAAGCGATGCAAATATACCTTGGCTCATCGCTTACCCTTTTTTAGTTTTTGCGCGATCTCTTTTGAAATGACTTCAGTCATTTGCTCGACCTCGGGTTGACTTAAACCGATGAATCGACGCTTTGCGTTTACATGATAGCCGTAACTTTGAACAGGCGAGCCAAGGCCAAGAATGAAAGAGGTCTTCGTTACTTTTAACGGTATGAAGTTAGCCATAAGCGCGCCGCTTAAAACTAAATCAACGTCGCTTGTCATCTCTTCAGCCGGTCGCTTTGATCGCTTTCTTGACTTGTCTTTATATTGCTTGTAGCCGCCCTCATAATATGCGCTTTTACCAGTGCGACTTTTGCGAGTATAGCCTTTAGGCTTCAATCTTGCGCCTTTAAACGAAACATAAAGCGGCTTTGTTGAATACTCTGTAAAAGGCTTACCGTCTGCGTCTTTCCCCTGCATCGTGCGCCGTTTGATACTCGCCAAAGTATTAAGGGCGAGCCGCTTTGTGTCGCGCTCGGTCCAAAGGTTTGAGGGTAGATTGAACTTAACTCGATTAGGCATCTTTAATGCCTCATCGCGCGGCTAGGAACGAAGGTTAAATCGTAAGCGCTTTTAGTGATTGGGTTCGACCCCCTGACATCAGTTGAACGCCCGCCGGCTTCTCTCAGGTTCTCCTCACCCTCATCAAGTACGCCGTCGCCGTCCAAGTCTAAAGCAACGCTACGAAGGCCCAACAATAAAAGATCTTCACCGCGTGTTCTTAAATCACTGGCTTGATCGAACTGATTATTAAGTTCATAGACACGCGCCGCCGCATAGTAAGAATGAGCTTGTAAGAACTGCTCAGGATTCCACACCTCATCCTCTGTGCAATTTGAAGGGATCACATGATCACGCACGATTAAAACGACTTCGTCGAGCGCGGCTTTGATCTGTGGGTCAAGGTCACTCTGTCGCCTTGGGATCATGTCGGCCAATTGTGGAAAGGTCGCGGTCAATTGATCGTGATCAAGTCCAGTTGTGAAGATTCGAGGGGTAACTTTAAGTAATCCCTTTTCACTTCTAAGAATCGTTTCCGCGCCAAGGTCAGCGGTATAGTTCACAATATAGGGGTAGCTTTTGCTTGTACCAGTAACTGAGCTAGTGAGTGTAATCGACCATAAAGCAAACTCAAGACTTGACGCCGTTGAAAGGTCAATCTCTCTAGGTAATGGTTCCGCAAGTATTGCAGTTGTTCCCACTATCCGAGAAACTAGAACGCTTATAATTCCGTCGCCATCGGTCTTTAAAAAAGCGCGCTCTTGATCTTGCTCAAGACTTGCGGCGCTCGTTGATAACGTCAATGTCCGTCGATCAGCCGCGATTGCTGTTACGCTCACCGCCGCTCTATTCTGACTGAGTGAACTTGTAACGCCGTTAATCAGTATCGTTGGTGTTCCAGAGATAGGCGCGGGCGCGTACCACTGAAAAAGATAATCAAGGTTTGTGATTGCTTTTCTCATTTGGCCGCCTTATTTGCCGCGTTAATATCTGAATCTTTCGCAAGTTCTAAGTCTGCAATTTCAATGAATGACTCACTGACCGGCGCCCATGAATGCCGGCAGTTATAACCGCCGCCGCTCGTCTTCACGCTTAAGCCTTGGCCGTTGTTTAGTTTTCTCATCTGCTTTGATGTTACGACTAAATCAACCAACTCCTCACAGAAGCCGCGCGTTATTCCATCGCGAGGACCAATATACAAGAAGTGATCAAGCCCGGCTTCATCGGCGGCTTGCGCTGTCAATGATCTACCCCACTGTGAAACAGCGGTTCGCGCTTCTGTCAGTGCTCGGCCCTCTGCCGCTTGGAATCTTTGAAATAATAAATCAGCGGTTTGACTGATAGAGACATCCGCATCAATCGCCGTCAATGTTGAGCGTATACGTTGCGAAAGATCGGGCAGTATAACATCATCAAAGACAGCGCCGACAAGTTGAGCGTTTAAACGCTCGCGATCGAGCGCTAATGTCGCCGGGTCAAGGTCTAATCCCTCTAAAGATAATTGCTTTAGAGTGAGATCATAAACCGTATTCGTAGTATCAAGAAAGCCGTCAACGACTTCACCCATACCACCATTTAAAATATAATTAATAAGCTCGTCACGGCTCATTAATAACCAGTTATCCGCAGGTATACCCGCGTCAAGGTCGCGCTTGATCTGGTTTCTTAGTGTTTTACGCGCTTGAGATAATCCTTTTTTAAGGGCTTTCTCAACCGCTACCTGTGCTTCAAGTTGTTCCACTTGTGCAAGTGTAATCTGTGCGAGTAGTGGCGGCTCATTCTCCGCTTGACGTCTTAGCTCTTCAATGGCTTGTACGTCAGCATCTCGCTTTTCTGCGAGTAGGTTAACGAGTCCACAACTACGGCACAGCATCAAGAGACCCTTAAGTCAAGCAGTCTGTAACAACGAAACCGAAGTTACTATCAATCTTCTTGAAAGTCTCGATCTCTTCGCTCCAAACGTAGCGGCGGGTCTTTTGCTCGTTGTCATAAGCGCCCGCTTGCATCGCTCCATAGCGGAAGTTAATAGCGGCCATCGGCCCCATCTTAACGCCGTTTCGGTTTACGAGTGCATCACCACCGCGCAAGATACCCATAAACACCTGCTCGGTGTTCCAGATCTGAGACTCAGAAGAAGCCGCGCCCGCGGGTGCTGTGTCGTTGATCGCGTTTGCAACGTAAACGTTCGGGATTCCGAGCACTGATCGAAGTACCTCAAGAACTGCCTCATTGCTAAGGATCAATTGACCACTAGCAAGCCCGCTTCCAGTTGCTCCAACGTATCCGCGAATCTCAGGGTTACGCGCTAAAGTACGGAATACGCCACGACCCAAAATAAGAGAATCCGCGCTCATTCCGCCTGAGTTATCAAAGACAGTGTCTTTAAGGGCGTGTAGATCGGTCAACGGATTCGCGCCGGTTGCGTCCCACTTGGTCCCAGTCTGGAGAGCTGTACAAGCCGCTGTCTGAAACTCTGTAGAGTTGAACAGGAGATCAGCGCAACGCTTTTCACGTGAAACCTGCATAGCTCGCGCAACTTTGCGAACCATACGTTGCTCCTCTGATCCGGGGTATTGCGAATCAAAAATATCTTCCATCGCGATGCCATCACGCCATGAAAAGATGTTAGCTTTGTAAGTGGTGTTACTTCGATCGAATCCACTTAATAACTGACGATCAGCGCCGGGCGCTCTTTGATTGTCGAGACCTGCACCGGCTCCGGTGAAGTTGCGGTTATTCTCGATAAGAAGAGTACCGCTTCGCTCAGGGATTGCTACAGTCTCAAAGACTTTATCTGCAATGAATGAATCATCACCTTGAACCGCTTCGATTGCAAGGTTTGATAGAATCTCGTCTACTGGATGTATATTACTATATGAACTAGCCATTTTAGATCACCTTCTCTCTTATGGTAGTGGGGTCTTAGGACCGTTGAAAATGATCTCGACTTGCTCACCACTAGCGAGCGCGAGATTTGCTTTAGCAGGGATGAGGTACCCAATGCCATAACCGCCAGAAGCGTTAGCATCAAGGTGACCATTAAGCCCACATTGAACAGGTAGAGCCACCGCGCTTGTTAAGTCAATCGCTGTGTCGATCACTGCGCGTGTAAGACCGTGAACAACTACGTCGACAATGTCTCCGGCCGATGCTGCACGTTGAGCGACTCCAATGATGTTTGCACCATCAGAAGCGCCCGCTACTTCGACATCTCCATCAGTAGCAAGTTTAACAAGGGCGAACTCAGTTATAGTACCGCCCGCAATATATGATTTTACGATGTTTTGCTCAGCCATGGGTTAACCTCCGTAAATGCGAGCGTATTGATCAGGGTTAGTTGATCGGAATTGATGCAAAGCTTCAGAGAAAGAAATATTCTTTGTCTTCGCTTCTTCGGCTAATCTAGCCGCTAGGTTCTCTCTTGTGATCTCTTCAGCGCTTGCGCCGTGTCCAATCTCTTTCATTGGTACAACCGGCGCGGCCTCTGAGAAATGCGCCCATAGTGCGGGCTTGGTGTCGCGTAGGTCGTAAGCGTCACGAGCGGCGCTTTCTGCACTCGGTGCAATCTTGCCTTCACTTAAAAGGGTATTGATTGCCGCGCTCTTTGCTGTCTCGTACTTCTCAGCCTCAACTTTTAAAAGTTGCTCGCGTAATGCTTTGACCTCATTTAAGAGTTGGAGATTCTCAGAGTGTGCGACCGACTCAGCCATCTTCTTTGGCTCGTCTTCCTTCTTCTCTTCCATCTCTTCAACTTCTATTTTGTATTCGCCCATCTCTTCCTTTTCAGTGTCGAGTTGGGCTTCAACAGCCGCCTCTGCTTTTTTGGTCATCTCCGCTACACGCTTTTCAAGCTCAAGAACCATGTCGTGCTTGGCTCGTAGCATATCTCGGAGTTCGTCAATTGACATTTCGTTTATGTCTTCCATAAACTTTTCTCCTAATGTTACAGGCTCAAGCTGTGTTGATGCTTGAGCAGGTCTGGGGGTAAGGGTGATCGCTAGTAATTGAGCGTCACCGATTTTTTCTCCGCCTTCTCTTGCGTAGACTTCACCGTCGAGATACTCAGGCGAGGACCATAGAACTCCGCCCGCGTCTCTAACAATTGAAAGCCCGCGCTCGTTGTATGCGGGGATTGCGTAGAGTCCATCTTCTCTTAATTCAAGATCGACTATTAAGCCTAAGGCGTTCCCGCTCTCAGGCGGTGCCGGCGGTCCACCGTTGAAAGGACTAGTAGCATGCTGCCAATCAATTATAACCGGGTCAGCTTCTCGCCGGGCATAATATACGCGCCGCATCTCTTCGAGTAGATCTGATGTGATCGCGTTCCCGATCTTCTCACCATTCATGCGGCTTGATACTTGGCCAAGTCCTAAAGTCTTGAAAGGCTTACCAACTGTTAAACCGTCGGGTACTTTATATTCTCCAACTTCACCAAGTAAAACCGCTTCACCATATGCTCTTAAAGCTTGTTGTTTTTTATCTGCATCATTCATTTGATTGACCACTTTCTGCGCCCATCGATAGCCGGCATCACCGCCCCATCCAAGCCAAGCTTGACGGCCCTTGCCGTAGTCCTTCCAGGTTGCGCCTTCTTTGTCGACTTCATGCCGGGTGAAGTATGCGAGCATGCGCCGCACGGTCTCGGGTGATAAAGCTTTACCGGCTTTAAGATCGCGAGCGCGAGCGATACCGATAGCGGTCATCCCTCTTTGACTCATCGGCTTTGATGCTCTGATTCTTAATGCTCTCTCGGCCGCATCTTGCGCGCCTTTGGGCGGTACAAAGTCAATATGATCATACTTCTTGGGAACCGCTAAAAGAGTCTCTTTATCTGCTCTATATTGCGGGTGAGCTTTAGGTAGCAAGTCAAGGTCAGTATTATAAGCTTCTTTACGCTCGCCAGTACCTACCAACTTTAAGAAAGCTTTGACACGAGCAAGGCCCCATTGATTGCGATTCATCCCGGGACGGTGAGAAGTTGAGAACGCGCCCGCACCTCTCCTAAATACCGCTTTAAGTGTCCCAAGATCGACAGTCTTTCCCGCGCCTCTATACCGTTTGTTGTGCTTATCGCGAGCATTGACTAAAGCCTTTTCCGTATCGGCTCCGATCTCAATACTTCCACGCTTACCGCTTGCGCTCCCTTTTGGATTCTTGCGCGATCCTTTGATCCTGTCTTTTTTGGGCGCCGGTGTTTGCGCGATGGTTCTTTTAGACATTGCGCCGCCTTATGATCTCTTCAGCTAAAGTTGCCGCGCTTGCGTTACCACTTCGAGCGCTCGCCGCTCTTTCCCTTGGTGTTCTTACTGCGTCTTCTGGAAGATCGCCCGCGCCTAGTCTTTGGCGTAATGCTCGCTCTAGTTCATCATCTGGAGTTAATAGACCAGACTGAACGAGTCCGGGCAACATGCCCATTGATTCGGCAAGGTCATCTGTATCAAGACCTAGATGTGTAAGCCTTGGAAGTTTGGAGGGGTCCATTGGTCCGTAATTCCATTGAATCAACCGGCCAATTGTTCCCGCCGCTCTTCTGTCTGGTCCACTTACCACCGCCGCGACTAGATCACAAAGATTAATTGCCGCTCTTCTAAATACGCTTAAGTGAATCTCACCAACTGACCTTGAGCCGGTTTCGGTGTTGCCGAGGTCTGCGAATTGGGCGAGGAATGAAGCGGCTATTTGTGAATCACATTTTGTAATTATATCAATCGGGCCTTGACTGTATAAGTTCGGCATAACTGAATAATTATCAAACTTGACCGCGGCTGACTCGACTAAATAACTTTGTTCAGCGCTTAAAAAGTTTTGCGCTTGCGCCTCAGCTTCATCAATCATCGCTTCGATGTCTGATTGAGTGTAGCCCTGTTGTTCAGCAACTGAGCGGTCGACTGATACCTTGGGAGTAGGAACCGCCCAACGATCCAAACCGACCAGCATCATATTAGATACACGTTGTTTAGTTCGCCACCACCACCAACACGAGCGCAGCATACCAACGCCTTCAAAGTTGCTACCTGTTTTATTCAAGGTGAGCAGTATCATTTTATTCGATGGTATCGGCTCCGGTACGATATGACCGACCATGTCTTGGTAAACGCCGTCCAACTGTTGGCCGTCTCGGCTCAACCATTTTTGATGGGCGCTTGGCTCCCGGTCTGCGTATCGATCGAGCCAGACTTTAACGCGTCCGTTTTCATCCGGTCCGACTTTGTAGATCTCTTCAGCGTATCGATAGCCTAGCGGCACGAACTCCCATAGATAGCTTAACTGTTCTTCCCAACTTGAAGACATCTGGCCGCTGTACCCATCAAGGCCGAAAGCCTCATTAGCATATCGCGCCAACTCATCACAGACAGGATCACCTTGATTAGCTGACTCAAAGCGCCATGATGCACTTAACAAAGTCTGCCTAAGCATGGTCCAAGAGCGGCGAACGATTGGATCACTTGATAGCATTGATTCAGCTTCGAGTACCCAATTCTTCCCGGTTAACTTTGGATTCTGTTCTTTACCAACGATTGAGCCACTAGCTAAATTGGTCCCTGTTATACCCTTAATCGTAAACCGTGGAGTATAAGCGGGCATATGCTCCGGATCGCGCTCAGTGTTGATCATATGTTCACCTCTTTTTAATTAAGTGAATATAATCGCTTTAAATGTCAAGCACCTTAAAACAGCAACGCCCGCGAGGAAGGAAGCCGCGAGCGAAGCAAAAAGGAGTTACCCAACATATACAAAAAAGAAAA